ATAGCACGCTCACTAGTAAGTCGGGATACTGTACGCCCATATAGGGTTTCTACCTGGTTTTGTACAGGAGCAAACATTCCCACCCAAATACCATCACCAAATTTACCTAGTAGATCTGGGTACATTATAGCTAGGCGTGGAAGAATAACCATAAGCGTTGCTACCGTATTAGCAATCGTTTCAGACTTGCCTGACTGACGAGAAGCAAGAGCTGTAACTTCTTCTCCATCATTAATAATTACGGACTCAATAACACGACGTGCAAGCGGCTTCTGATAGTTGTGAAGCTCATGCCCCACCAACAGCTCCATAAACTGCATAATTTTATCTACAAGTACTTTTACAAATTCTTTTGATAGTTCGGACAGCTCCTCTTCGGGCTCTTCTAAACCTATCTCTTCAGCATCAAGATCATCTTCGGCATCAAATTCTTCTAGATCTTCGTCTAAATCGCTCACTTAACCACTCTCTTACTTAAAGTCTCCAGAATAGCGTGAAGCGCTTCAGCTCCAACACGGGCTTCTTCTAGGGTGTATTCGTTTTGACTTTTCACCCAAGCCGATAAGTTGCGGCCCACCGTGAACATAATTTGATCTGTCCAACCAAGAAGTTCGGAGGTAGACATGCTTGCTACTCTTCGCTCAATCTTTGTTAACTCACGAACTTGTTTACTTTTAAAGATCTTCATATTCTGCCCCGTATCTTACTGTATCCCAATCAAACGAGTTCTCTTCGATAGCTCGTCCATTGATAGCTCTTGTTAAAGCCATGCTCTCACTAAAAGTGGCTGTCCACTTTCCTACAACAATTGATAGTCTTGTAAATGGAAGTCGTATTGCCCAACCATGTCCGCCTCTATATTTACCATCTATTTCTTGAGTCTCTGCTTTATCGAGTATAACAGGTGGTTTTACTGGGTACACCATGGTATGCCAATAAAAGTTACCTACATCATGAGTTTTCGCCATTAACAATACCCTCGCATATGTGATCCGCCGTTTTATGCTCAAACATAATCTCAGTACATATTTTACACCTAAATTGACGAGGCTCTACAAAATTGTTCTGAGCAGTAGCCCCCACAGGAGTGTCCTGATCTAAAGGTATGTAGTCAACGATTATTTCAGTGGGCATATAAATCTCAGGTGGAAACGGACCTTTTGCATACCCAGCAGTTTTTGGTACTGGGTGTCCTTGCTTTGTTATTACCCTCTCAATGCGCATTAAAGCCACTCAGCCGTTTCAGCGATTGCGGCTTCTAGTGCGGGATTTCCCTCTTTACTTTGTTCAGCTAATTTTGCTGCTTTAGCTAATTCTTCTTCTCCCAGAGTGATGTTCTTAGTACGGTGCTTTTTAGGAAGCGCCTTGTGCTTCATCTCTTCATCATCAGTGTCGTGAAGATGATTTAAGGGAATCTCCTTAATATGGGCAGGTAAGTTAGCTTTATTAAAGAAAGAAGGGAGATCTTTATCACAGTACACCTGAGGCATTGCGCCAGGATTCTCTACAAAATATCCGCCATCTCGCTCACAGTTTACACATTTTGCCATTTTTAGCTCCTTTATGCATATTTCAATAAGATAAGTACACATCATACCAGACTCTATGTTGCTAGGTGCCTGTATTTACTGGTAGAATATTGAATAGGGGAGTAAAACCCCCAACACTAACTACGTAACAAAAGGGTTGCAACTAGCTTGGCAGACAGACGCTGAGCTATTTTTTATCTAGTGACAGTAGATAAGAGATTCGGGTTGGCCTTCTAGCCTAGGAGATAGTGTGATTATTGATGAAAGAACCATTTTAAAAGCAAAAGCTAGTTTAATGATAGCTATGTTAACCATAGTTACCACAAACGAAGCCTATGCGGCATATAACAGGGTTGATACACCCACTGTGATCACTACCCCGGTCGTAGTTGATCCTCTAGATAAGTATCGGGAAATGACAAAGTTCAGTCCTACAGACCTGGCAGACATGCTTGAACTCGTTGGCTTTAAGGGTTACTCCCAAAAGCTAGCTTGGGCAATCGTTATGCGAGAGTCTAGGGGCAACTCCACTTCTCATAACAAAACGTCCTCAACCGGAGACAACTCTTACGGGCTATTCCAGATCAACATGATCGGAACCCTAGGAGAAGACCGCAGAGAAAAATTTGGTATTAAATCTAATGCTGAACTCTTTGACCCAGTAACCAACGCCCAAGCCGCTTTTTACATGACTAGTCGTGGAAAAAACTTTGGGTCCTGGGGATTAGGACCAGATGCATACGATGGAACAGCTTCTGAATCAGCCGTAACGGTGTGGATAAAAGACTTTCCAAAGTAAATAGAAAAGGCCCCGTAACTGGGGCCTTTTTTATTACTTCTTTTTACCTTTATCTAGATATCCATTTTTTTTGTTAGAATTGTCTTTACCCTTATAGTTATCATTATTTTTTGGACCTGTTGGACCCTTAGGAGGAGTCTTAGGAGGGTTTGCNCCACCACCAGCGGCTGCAGTCTTTGGCTTATCTTTTTTCTTGGTTACGACTGTTGTACCAGGACGTGGTCTATCCTCACGCTGAGGTAGTCCTCTTCCCCGGTCACTCTCACTTAAACCTATCTGACCTACTGGGGGTAGGCCCACGCTATCAAACTGTCCCATTATTTCTTCCCCGCTCTGCGCTTGTTCTCTTTAGCTGTGTTCTTGCCGTGCTTTAATGGTCTTAGATTACTTGCGCTATCGTTATCGTGGTTATTATCTTTGTGATCCACGTCTGTGCCCTTAGGTAGTTTTCCGTGCTTCTTCTCGTACTTAGCCTTAGCAGCGTTCTTAGAAGTAGTGTGCCACTTACCAGATGAATCTTTGTAGTGCTCAACAATAATTTTACGTCCGCCATTAGCAGCAGAACCTTTATATTCTTTGCCGCCAGCTACTTCTTTTTTCTTTGCAGCCATTAGCAGTCCCAAGCTCTACGTGCTTTATTCAAACGGCTATCTGGATCTTTAGCAGCTTTAGGAAATTTCTTTGCTTGTCCAGCAGAGCGTGCGCAATAAGACTTACGACGTGCAGCAGACTTCTCAGACTTGGCAGCCTCTTCCTTTTTTACAGGAGGCTTAAGATTGTGCCCTTCTTTTTTAGCAGAAGCTCTTCCCTTAGCGTTTAGTCCGCCATTAGGGTTCTGACCTTCTTTACGTTGCCATGCAGCTGTTTTAGCCATTATGCTTCCCCATTCGTTGTGCAAACGCAACGGCACAAGTTAGATACACACACTGTCATATCCATCTCATGGTTGCACTTCTTGCAATATTTTGTACTCATTAATTATCCAAGTCTTTACGTTCAGGCAGCTTCTTATCATCTGCTGCACACCCATTAGCTAAGTGTAGCTGAGCTTTGTGACTAATTCCACGAGTATTGTTTTCCATAGAAAACTGAGAAAGCCCTACACGCCCGCTGTTATTGGAGTTAAATATCTTTTCTCCGCAGGTTGTGCAATCCCAGGTATGACCTAGGCGATACTGATCCCATACAAAAGGAGACTCAGAAACAAGCTTTTGCAACCCTGTTGCTGGTGTACGAGGCTTTGATTTTCTACGTCCCATTAGTTGTTGCTCCCTGAAGATCGACCATGTCGCTGATTAGTAATAGCGTGGTCTCCACCTTGATCAGGCTCTAGGCCATGTGCAAAGTCAGCATACTCATGTGCGTTTAAGCGCAAGTTTTTAGGCAAGCGACCTTCTACCAAGCATTCAGCTACCACAGAATAAAACGTCTCGTTAATAGACATTTTTATTTACCAGCGTTGTACTCGCGGGCTTTTGCTGCTGCTTCCGTAAGTTGCTGGCTTCCGCCCATATCGCCAAGAATACGTTGAGCAGCTGGACCAGCACCATCAGTATCTACAGGTGCAGACTTAGGACCTGCTTTAGGAAGACCAGCTGGTGCAGCAATAGGTGCACGAGGATATTCACTTCCTTTAGCACGATTCTCTTGAGAAACAGTGTCTGCAAGATCTGTGTCAGTACTACCAATATTTCCAATCCAACGTTGATCTAAGAATCCCCATTGTTGTCCGCTACGCTTAAACTTCTTACCGGTAGTAGCATCTACTCCGTTATTAGCTTTAGAAGCCTCAGCACGTGCGTTTTCTTCTTCACGCTCTGGTTGACCAAAATCAAGCATAGGTTGAACAGCAGTACTAGGCTTCTTTTCCAAATTGATACGGCTGTACTTGCTAGCTTCAGTAGATGTCATTGTTGGCTTACTTAGAGCAGGTTCTGCACCTGTAGGCATAGCTGCTTGA